GCTTGACGCAGTGTGACGTAGGATTTGAGCTCACTTAGATCTTTCATATCCATTCTCCTTTGTTTGCCCACTGTGGAATGGCGAATTTAGTCATTCGCCATCTGCCCCGATGCCCCTGCAGTTCGACTGACAGGGGGACATCAGAGCCGCCTGTGCTCCTCTTGTTGGAACCTCCATGCCTTTGTTCAAGGTTATAGAGGCCCTTCAACAGGAATTGCACATCGACAGGTTCATACGTCGGCTTCGAAAAGCTCGGCGCAGAGACCTCAAACCCTTCGTGCCCATGAGGCGCTCGACGAGGCAAAACCTCATCGAAATCGCCAAATAAGGCCGAATCACCATACCCGTCCGATATCCTTGGACGTCTGAAGTACTGGGGCAGTAAGCCCTTGAACCTCTCGTATGTGGGTTTGAACCGACCGTCCAACCCCCACGGCAACCCGCGAGACGCATGTCTCCGAATGTTGTTTAGTGAGAGTAATAGGCGATCGGTCGATACTATATCCTCACGGATATAGAAAGGCGTAACGTCGTGTCCGAGGAAATAGTGCTTACCGCACGATTCTCGGAACGGCCCGCTAGCGAAGCTTTTCTTTGGGTTCACAGTGAACCCGCAGAAAGTTAGTAGCTTACACAGCGGTTCGTACGAGTCCGTAGAGATGACAATGTCATCCCCGTAGACAAGTAAACGACGTTCCTGTATTCCATGAAGCTCATTTATGGCCTCACAGAGACTCCAAAAGATCAGAGTCTCTAATTCAAACGTGAAGCCATTGCCCATGGAAGACACCTTCTGATACTGAACCTCAGTACCATCAGGCAGAATGCCAACTGGTGATCGCGCTTGCTCAATTGCGCTAAACCAGTCGTCCGGGAGTAGCTCAGCCACTAATCGCAATGATATAGTGTCTGAGGCTGACGACAAATCAACCGTCGCCAGCTCACCGGTCTGGGAACCCTCAAGGGCCAACCGTTGGTTGTTCTCTTGAGTATCCAGATCGATGCCTACACGCCGAAGACGCTTCCGTATCATTGCACCGATCCCCTTTTGAATCCAAAGATTCATTTGGGGCTCGATGGCAATGACG